AGCTTGGCCGCTACGGTTATCGCTGCAGGGATCTATTACGAGAATAAGGGTCAGAATACTGGACCGGTGAAAAGCGAAAAAATAGGCGAATATCAGGTCAGCTATGCCAACGAAAAAGGCATGAATGATGTGGAGATGGCCATGGCAATTTTAGACAAATATAAAAAATACGAATTATGATTCAGAAATGGTACACCACAACTTTCACAGTCAAAAGGCAGGCATGGTCTAATGAGAGTTCATCGAATGTGACGCAAGGGACTTTTCTTGGCCATATCCATCAGATGAGCGATGAAAGTCTGCAGCAATTTTTGGGATTGCGATTTTCCAAGGCTTTCAAAATCTACTGCGCTCCGGCTACGAATATTAAGGAGGGCGATCGGATAGAAAATGGCTCGCTGAAATACGATGTGAAGTTTGTGGTTGATAGAAATATTGGAACTGAGGGACACCTCGAAGTAATAGTTGAAAAAATATAATGGCCAAAACAGTCACTGCCGCACAACTGATCAGGGCATTTAAGACAGCTCCACAAGAGGTGGCCAATGAGGGAAAGATATTTTTGACCAGAGGATTATCGGAATATAAGAGGGTAGCAGTCCAAACAAAGCCTTGGAGGATTGGTCAGAGCGGTGGAGGTATTCCGGTAGCGACAGGAAACTTAAAAGAACAGCACCGCACAGTTATTTCAGGCCTAGCCGGAAGATTCGGGGTCGGTCCTAGCAGGGTAAAATACGCCGGATACGTGCATGACGGCACAAAAAGAATGAAAGCCAGACCTTGGCTGGAATATGCGAGGATCAAAGCGGACGGAGCAGTCAAAAAACACTATCAGGTATTTATGGATAATATTCTAAAATATATAGCCACATGACATCAATATACCCAGATTTAAACGCCAAAATCCAGAGTATTTTGGAAAGCATCACTGAAATAAAAAGTATTTATGCTTATCCGGCATCGCAAATCAGTTCATATCCGGCTGCTATTTACTACCCGGCTACGCTGGAAAACTCATTTGAAAGCACGCGCGACAATTTCAAGATATATGGGTATAAGCTGTGGATAACTGTCAATGCCGGCAACACTGATGTCCAGACCGTATTTAGCTCGGTTATGCCCAGGGTTATGGACTCAGTATTGGCAAAATTTGACGCTGAGTGGGCTTTTACCAGCATAGGAGGGCATCGGGTTTGGGGAAAGGTCGAAACAGGCGCGTGGAGCGTTTCCGAAGAGCAGGCCGGGGTGGAAGTGACTGCAGAGATTAACTTATCTATCAAAATGTTAACAAGTAATTAAATATAAAAATATTATGGAGATTGTAGGAAGAGAGCTGGAAGTGGGATTTTCCACTGAAGGAACACGAGGCACAGCAGAGGCAACTGTGGACAAATGGTCAAAAAATGTCACCGCTTCAATTGTTGAAAGGGCAGAACATGCCGACAATGATACTGTAAGGGGTGTCTTGGAGGATATGGAGGGTCGCAGGGTGGTCCAGAAGTATATCGAGGGAGATATCGAAGGTATAGCGCATGTTGATGCCATTGGTTATCTTTACGCATCGCTTTATGGCAAAGTGACCAGCGCAGTTGTGGCCGGATCGGTTTATAGCCACGAATTTACACTCAGGCAGAACATCGAACACCAATCTTTGACAGTTTTTGCCAAAGATGGAGGCGTTCAGAACCTGAAATTTGCCGGATGTATGGTCAACACTTTGGAATTGAATGCTGCGGTTGATGATTATGTCCGCTTTACCGCTGGAATAACTGGTCGCACTGCTGAAAACGCAACGGTAACGCCTGATTATGACACTGAATATGACTTCATCGGACGCGATATCACAGTAAAAATTGCCGACACTGAGGCTGGACTTGCCGGAGCGACTGCTGTACCGGTCAAAGAAATCACCGTGACTCACGATCAAGGTTCAATCCGCGATCACGTTCTTGGATCATACACTCCAAGTGACATCTACAATGCGAAACATTCAATCGAAGGTGGGTTTACTTTGAATTTCACTGATGAAACATTCAAGGATCTATATCTCGGAGACACTGCAAAGTATATGTCAATCACGATCGAGGGCGAGGCAATCTTGGGCGCAACTTATAAGCCAACCATCACTTACATCTTCAACAAAGTTCAATTTAATGACTGGAATCGAAGTGGTGGAGCTGACGAGTTGGTGACACAGCCAATCTCATTCAAATGCTACTACAATGAAACTGATGGAGAGGCTTCAAAGGTGACGCTTCAAAATTTGACTTCCGCATATAGCAACGTACCAAGCCTTTGAGAATAATCAATAATTTAAAATAAACGTATGGAGATCGTACTTCAAAACGGCATCATAGTGAAAATCAAGGAGTCATTAAGCTGGGGCGATGCGCAACGCATCCAATCCGCACTAATGTCAGGCGCAAAGATGAGTGGAAAGGCTGGGGATAGTAACATGGGATTTGATTTTGATGCCAGCGCAATGCTTGAATCAAAATATGTGGCACTCGAATGCGCGGTACTTGAAATCAAAGAGGGCGAGAAAGTTTCGCAGTTTTCAAGGGAATGGATGAACAATCTTTCAATCGAAGATGGAAATAAATTGACCGAGGCAGTGGACGAAATATCAAAAAAAAACTAAAGCGTGACATGCAACAGTTGAAAAGAGAATTGCAAGGGAAGTCCAGCCCGTCCGAGGCAGTGATAATAGAAAAGTTATCACGCGAATACGGCTGGACTCCCGGAGAAATTAGGGATATGCGTGTTTCGGATGTGCAGAATTATCTTGATATTTGCAGTATGCGAAAACAACTAGAAAAAATTAAAAGGAAATAAATGGCATCAGAAACCCGACAATTAGATATTATTTTAAAGCTTAGGGACGATGCCTCAAAACAGCTAGGCAGATTTAGTGGTGAGCTTGGAATGTTAGAAAAAGCCTCAAGTGCTGCAAAAACAGCCATTATGGGAATTGGTGCTGGCCTTGTAGGAATGGGAGTTTTTGCAGTAAAAAGCGCAGCCGATATGGAAAAAATGCGTGTTTCTCTTGATACCTCGTTTAAGGGTAATGCAGAAGAAGCAAAAAAAGCATTTGACACTATAAATGAATTTACCGCAAAAACTCCTTTCCAACTTGAAGAAGTAATGACTGGTTTTATCAAGCTCAAAAATATGGGTCTTGATCCAAGTAAAAGAGCCTTAACGTCTTATGGTGACACTGCTTCGGCTATGGGGAAGAGCTTAAATATGATGGTCGAGGCTGTGGCTGATGCCGCAACTGGAGAATTTGAAAGGTTAAAGGAATTTGGTATAAAAGCGTCACAAGAAGGAGACAAGGTAACATTTACATTTAGAGGAGTCAAAACTACAGTGAAAAAGGATGCTAAAGAGATTGAAAAATATTTGATTGGACTGGGTGAAACTGAATTTGCTGGTGGCATGGAAAAACAATCAAAGACATTATATGGAATTATATCAACACTTAAAGATCAGATAACTTTGACTATGGCATCCGTAGCAGAAGAATCAGGTGCGCTTGAAATTGTAAAAAAAATAGTAAATGACCTTGCCACGGCTATTGATAATAATAAGGGAAAAGTTATTGCTTGGATCAAAGGATGGGTAGAGAGTATGGGAGGCAAGGAAGGTATCCAACAAAAACTAACTGACTTGTGGAACAAGATAGTAAATGAGGTCATTCCGGCAATAATGACATTTATTGACGTTGTCAAAGATATTACAAAATTTGTGTGGGAACATAGAGAGGCTATTATAATCACAGTATTAGCGTGGGAAGCTTTAAAGCTTGCTTTATCCATCGTAGGCACTGTTCAGGCCATAGCAACCGCTATTTCATTATTAAGCAGCGGTAGTCTCGCCCCGATGATAGCCTTATTGACCGGACCAGTAGGATTGATAGCTTTATTCGGAGTTTTAGCAACTGTGGCAATCGTGGGGGCCATAAATGCCTTCTATGACTTGAAAACCGCCCAGGATAACGCCAGGGATAGTGCTGATAGGGTCAGGGATGGATTAGCCAAGGCGCAGGAAGGGTTTGATTCACTCTCTACTGAATCAGCTAAACAACAATTTATCGAAGCTAGTAAAGAAGCGGAAAAATTAGCTGATGAGGCAGAGCGATTGGCTAATCTTGGTTTTTTTGGCTCTATATGGGAAGGGATAAAATCAAGCAATAAAGATTTCGGCAAGAAAATAGGAGTAAATGATGCCATCATCTCACCAAAGGGAGACATCATCACTACCCATCCGGACGACTTCCTGATCGCCACGAAAAATCCGGCTGCTTTGGCTGGTGGAGGTGGTGGAGTGAATGTGGTAATAAATTATCCGTTTGTGCTGGACAGGAATGGCGGTGATATGCTGGCCGATGTTATCAGCCAATCTTTAAGGAATAAATTAAGAATATGAAAATAATCAAACAAAACGGAAAAGATTACATGCAGATCGGATCTAGGGCGATTCCGTTTTCTTTAGATAAAAATGGCAAGCGAGTAATCAAGCCTGAAATTGAAAGGAAAATGGTGGACGGGAAAGAACACGTCACTATAAAATTACCATGTCTAAAAATTAAATTAAGTAATAATAAATAATATGGCGAGTTTGATTTACCAAAGATTTTTGGCGAACTTAATGAATAAAGTTGTCGACCTGGAAGCGGACACTATCAAGGTCGCGCTGATGAATAATTCTCATAGCGCTAACGCCGCGCACAACACTTTCTCGCAAGTTACAGCGAATCAAATTACTGGGACAGGATATGTTGCTGGAGGGCAGAATTTAGTTGGAAAAGCAGTGACTCAAGGCAGTACTACTAAGTGGGATGCGACTGATTTAGTGTGGAATAATGCCACTTTTTCAGCATATCATGCAGTTATTTATGACGATACGGTTGCAGGTGATGATTTGATTGCTTCGATTGATTTTGGCGGTGAACAGGCGATAGCTGATGGAATTTTTACAATAGTTTGGGATGTAGCCGGGATAATAACTCTTGCAGAGGTTTAATCAAAAATATTAAGCGAAATATAAAAATATGGGTTTAGAAAGAAAAGACCGCGTTCAAGACGCGACAACAACAACGGGAACCGGTACAGTTTCTCTCGCGGCAGTAGCCCCGACTGGTTTTAGGACTTTTGTTTCCACTGTAACTTCGGGGGCGACTGTCCGATATCTCATTGAAAGTGCTGATCAATCTCAGTGGGAAGTTGGAGAGGGTGTTTTTACTAATGCCAGTCCTGATACTTTAACACGAGTCACTATTTATGCTTCTTCAAATTCTGGTTCTTTGGTTAACTTTTCGGCAGGGACTAAAATTGTTTCATTAGTATTGACTGCTGCTGATGTTCTTGAACATACAAAAGCGTCATCCGCAGGGGCTGAATCTATCGCTCTCTACGAAGACACCGACAACGGAACAAATAAAATAACAGTCACAGCTCCGAGTGCTGTTGCTTCGGATAAAGTTATTACTCTTCCAGATGCAACTGATACTTTAGTAGGCAAGGCTACAACTGATACACTGACAAATAAAACATTAACTTCTCCTGTTATCAAAACATGGGATGGTTGGCAATCAGTCACAGATTCTTGGACTTATGATTCTGCTGACGCTCCAACATTTACTATTACAGTACCAAGTGGTGCTGCTTCAATTTATTCTCCTGGAATGAGGATTAAGCTTACCCAAACAACCGTAAAATATTTCATCATCACCTCTGTAGCAGATACAGTTTTAACTGTATATGGAGGTACGGATTATACTTTAGTAAGTGCCGCTATTTCAGCTATTAGTTATTCAACGCAAAAAGCACCTTTAAGTTTTCCATTAAACCCTATAATATGGACAGTTGAATTGATTGATACTTCAAATAGAGATCAAACACCTCCTACGCAAGACGTTTGGTATAATTTAGGTACTCTTAATATTTCTATTCCTATTGGTAGCTGGATAACTGAATATATGTGTGTTGCTCAATCTAATATAGCATCATCTGCAGCATTAGATTTTCAAGTTGCTCTTTCTACTGCTAATAATTCTGCATCTGATACAAACTTATTATCATGGCAATATACAAACCCTGCTGTAACATTGATACAACAAGTTAATAGAAAAAAGACTTTAAATCTAGCTGCTAAAACCACTTATTATCTAAATTGTAGAACAACTAGAGCATCTGTAACTGGCATAAATTTTAGAGGGGATATAGGCAATAGTATAATCCGTGCAGTCTGTGCTTACTTATAAATTTAACAAAATGGCATCACATTCAAATTTCCAATTACATCGGAATAAATAAACAAAATAATGTACGGAACAAACGCATACGGGTCAATAAAATACGGAACAGCAGAACAAAATGATATTTTGATTTTCAATCCTGACGTTTTTCAGATTGGAGCGAATGTTTACGACCCTGTTATTTTCACTGAAGAGCTGACCGTTGATTTGGCAATCGGAGCAACACTCCACCAACCGGTAATTTCAGCACTGAACAAATCAATCGTCATCAAAGTGAATACGGTTGACATCAGTAATCAGGTTATTTTCAACTCCCTTTCCGTATCCAACAACCTCTATTCAGAACCGAACAACGCTTATTTCCAGATTATAAAATCCTCCACTAAGTCCTACGTTCCAGCCGCCAATGATGAGATAGAGATTATTGACACTGGAGTGACGATCTTCAAGGGGTTGCTCATTAAAATTAGCAAATCAATGGATGGTTTTTCTGAAAGCTACAATCTTGAATTTAAGGATTGGACAGAGGAGCTTTCAAATACTCTGGTGGACCAAACATACACAAACAAGACTGTCGACTATATCATCACCGATATTTTCGCCGATTTGACCGATTATGACCTCTCCAATGTATCTGATACCACGGTAATTAGCCAGATTATTTCCGATAATATCCCGATTACCGACACTTTGGATAAATTAGCGGAAATGACTAATAAATATTGGTATGTCAGCCCGGAAAAGGAAATATTCTTTTTTTCCGCTTCTGATATACCAGCACCATTCGTATTGACCGACACCAACGGAAAATATGACTATTCCAGTCTCACCCTTGACGAGGATTTGACGCAAATCAGGAATAAAACAACTATCAAGGGGAAAGGGGTGGCGGCTGTCACAGTGGAAGATTTGACCTCACAGGAGACCTATGGGATAAGGGAATATTATGAACGGGATGATGAGGTTATGGCCACTAGCGAAGCCACACAAAAAGCGGAGGCGCTTTTGGAGTCGTTTAAGGATCCGATCAAGGTAGTTTCTTTCCGGACATTGAGCGAGGGGTTGTTTTCCGGCCAACAAATCACCATCCAAAGTACGCTCCGAGGAATAAACGAAACACTCAATATTGAGTCAATGAATTTTCGTGCCACTTATCAAAATAGATTTTATTATGAGGTAAAAGCCACTTCTCAAAGACTAGGCCGGATTGAGGATTTATTCAAGAAAGTTCAATCGACACCAGACACAACCCCAGCTATTCAAGATCAGGGCAGTTTGCAGACGGTGGAGTTTTCGGCCATTGATGATGAGACTATTCAATGGTCAGCTGGCACGATTTTCCTCGGGGATGGTTCATCTTATGCAATAAGTGCGGATGCCTCAGTTGTCTTGACCGCAGACCACGTAATATATTTTGATAAGAATGTATCAGAAACTGAACTGCAAATTTCTACGAATTTTGCGGATGGCATTGGCAATGGGAAAATACCACTAGCCTATGCGACCAAAAGTGCAGTGGCAACAAAGGGCGCCTCAATTTTCCCGATTGGATTTGGTGGAAAAATGCAGATTGATGGGGGGGTTCACATTACAGACAGGTCTATTATTTCGGACAATATTGCGGCTAATGCGATTACGGCCAATGAGATTGCTGCTGGTGCTATAACTGCCGAAAAAATATCAGTGACATCACTTTCTGCAATTTCAGCGGATATCGGGACAGTAACTGCTGGCGCAATAAATGGGCTGACTATCACTGGAGGAACTATCCAAACAGCCACCACCGGATACAGGACAGTCTTGAACTCAAGCAACATTTTATTATATAATGGAGCCACACAGAAAGGATTTATGCGACCAGACGCATCAGCTAGTATGGTCATCGGATCATTAGACGATATATTTTTTACTAATTTATCTGGAACTCCAAGATTCAAGTTCAGTAACGGAGGAAGTATCGAGTTGCAAGAAGCTGGTTCTCGCGTTTCATGGCCTACAGGGAGATATTTAGAAGACCAATCTGACCGTATTTATTGCAACGGTTCTTTCCGGGTAGAGGGGGCAGTGTACCCAGATAATGATGGTGATTATACCTGTGGAGCATCAGATAAAGAGTGGAGCGAGTGTTGGGCGGATGCGTTCAATGGAGCGTCCTCCATTTCCAAAAAAGAAAACATCAAAAACATAACTTCATCTCTCGAAAAAGTTTTGCTACTAGAGCCAGTCACATTTGAATGGAAAAAAGACAAAAAGAAATCGCTAGGACTGATATTGGAAGAGGTGGAAGATCTGTTTCCGGAAATCATAGCTACTGATAAAGACGGAAATCCATCCGGGATAAATTATGGTAAATTGCCGATATTTTTAATTGAGGCGATCAAGGAACTGAATATAAAAATAGATAAATTAAGCAATAAGAAATAGATAGACATTGTGGCTAAACTGTGCTATAATTAGGGTAATCTTATGAAAAATATAGACAAAAAATTAGAAGAAATTGAGGCTTTATATAAGCAAAAAGTCGCTAATTTGCAACAGGCTCAACAACTAGCAAACCAACTCACAACTGAGTGTATCGGATTGGAAGCTAAAATACAAATATTAAAAGAATTAAAAACAGGTGAAAATACAAATTAAAAATTATATTTTTGATGCCTCTGCCCGGACCATAACATTTTCTGATTATGATGCTATTGATATTGATAGCGTTCTCTATATTATCCACGTAACCGATAACCGCGCGATCTATAACCCGATGAATAAGAACCTTAAGGGTTCTGTTTTTGGTAATGTTTTGACTCTGAATTATAACACCACCACGATGTCCGATGATGATGAATTGCAGATCTATTATGATAAAATTCCAGATCCAGCCACTGAAGAAACTCTGCAATCAATCGCTGGCTTAGACTATGATACCGAAACCACAGATATTACTGATATCAACAACATCATCACAACCTACAAAAAGAATGGTGTTACAATAAGAACAGAAACAACTTCAATAAATGGAGAAATAATAAACGTAATTAAAACATAATGGGAGTAAATATAGTCAGGCATCTAAACGGAATAATCACTTTGGAGAGTTCAGTCGTACCCAAAGGGGCCTATGCCTCTGGCACAATTTATGTCGCTGGGGAAGCTGTTTCTTATTTGGGATCTTCTTACGCCGCTATTCAGCCCACACAAGGAAATCTACCAACCAATACAACTTATTGGATGCTTTTAGCAGAAAAAGGAGTTGATGGCGACACTATTGATGTGGAAAGTTTAGAAGAAAAAGCCCCACCCTCTCAAGATGATTGGGTAGTTGGGATTGATGATGCGACAGGAGCAACTGTAAAATTTAACGTCAAATACTTCCAGCAATATTTTGAAGCATCTTCCCAAGAAGAAGAAGACCTTATTTTTGCGACTTATTACCGAGATGGTTTTCCGATTCGAGTTATCAGAACAGATATTCAAGACGGCACTATAATCACTGCTTCATCGGCTCTTGATACGACCATATCAGGTGGAAATGTAACAGTTAGACCAATTATCGCCACTAATTCATCTGCCCTAGATACTACGATAAGCGGCGGTGATGTGACTTTGGAGGGAGTTATTAACACCGAGTCTTCTGTTTTAGACACGACTATCAGCGGTGGAAACGTCACAGTCAGACCGATTATAGCTACAGCTTCTTCTGCGCTTGATACTACTATTGCTGGTGGAGATGTTACTGTTGGAGGTGGTAGCGATTTAACATCTGGGCTACTAGCTTATCTCAAAATGGACGACTCAAGCGGTAACGCCACTGATAGTGCTGGAACTGGTGTAATAGGTGTGAATACGGATGTTACCTATACAGCAGGAAAGGTCAATAATTGTGCGGTATTTAATGGAAGTTCTGCGTTTTTAAGTATAGAAGATGGTGCTGGGTCTATCCCATTACAAGCAGAGGGTACCGTTTCAATGTGGATGAATATGAACTCATTAGGAGACCAAATATTTTTATTTAATCGTAGAAATGACGGGACTACAATGAATGGGGCGTTTCAACTTCAATTTAACGGAGATGGAAGAATAGGAATGTTAGTAATGTATAATGAAGCGTGGGCAGTTAATACTAATTCAGGCTCAAATGTTGTCACAACTGGAAGTTGGTTCCACTTTTTATGGAAGTGGGGAAGTTTTGGACATATCATAAAAATAAACGGAACAGAGTTTATCAACACTGCGTCCACCGCTTCAGTATTTACAGATGAGCAGAATTTCTTAATAGGAGCATATAGGTCGTTAAACACCCCAATATTTTTTATGGATGGAAAGATTGATGCTTTAGCAGTTTGGAGCAGGAGCTTGACATCAGGAGAAGAAGCGACATTATATAATTCAGGTAATGGTTATCAATTCTAATGAAAAAAATTCTCCTAACGTATTATCATCCTGGATGGTGCCTCTCGACAGACACACCCTTGGTAATGACTGGGCTAGATACGATAATCGCCAAAGCTGTCAAATTTCCTAATGTTCCTTTCGTAGTGAATATGGGAGTGATGGATTATTTGGGGGTAGACCCTGATAATTTTCCTAATACTCCAATGGGATTCGGAACAACGGAAGACCAAGCTATTATCCGACAAGCTATCCTAGATATGCAAGCAGTGGGCTGTGAGGTTATTATTTATATTTTTTCTGGGGCGTTAGGAAGAACGATTGAAAATATGAGAGCCGATATAGACACGCTCACCACGCTATACCCTAGCATTGATGGATTTTTCATCGATAATTACGGAGACAGCGGAGGCACAGAAAAAGTTAATCTATACTGCCAGTACATAAACTCAAAAATTGACAATGCGATTATTCTAGCTAACAGTCACGGATTTTATCAAACAGCAGGATGGACAGGAGATTATCCCGATTGGCCAACACATCATATAGTTGCTGAAGGTTCAACACCACCATCAGTGAGTACATTGCAAAATATTGATGCTCTTGGATATTGTGAAACTGATAATCTCGGTGTATTGCCTTATCAATCAAGTATCGAACTATTGACCCAAGAATACATGGAGGGAGCGGTACAGCACTTGGGATTATTTGGATACTACGGTGCGCCATTCGTGGGATATTACATCAACGGAGATTTAATTGACCATGTAGCGACATTCCTAGCCACAGTCAACCCACCAATCCCGACACGCCTGACTATAAAAACAAAAACATCAAATGGTATAATAGAAGAAGAGCTTGCTTCGGTCGATGCCTCTTCAACAGATAAGATAAAAACATCAACAGGTATTTATTCATTAAGTTAAAATATATGGCAAAAAAAATAGACGACAGCGTCTTGGACGCAGCACTAGACAAAATAGCAACAGGAACTCACTTGGTTTTCTGTTCAGCAGAACCAGCTAATTACGCAGGAATTTCCGCAGTAACTTTGGCTTCAGTAACGATAGACAGCGGAGACTACACCAAAGCCAACGACACCTCAGGAAGAAAAATAACAGTCGCCGCTCAAACTGGAATTACTCCATCAGCTAATGGAACAGTTACTCACGCAGTAATCGATGACGGAACAACTCTTTTGGCTTGTTCTACGACTACTTCGCAAGCAGTTGTAACAACCGACACAATCGACACCGCAGCAATCGTATTCAACGTAAAAGACCCTGTATAGTTTATTCCCTCAATCCATTTTTAGGTGGGTTGGGATAAGTAAATTATATGAGACTACATCTCTTTGCACATATGGACAGAAACCTCGTAAGAAAAGGAGACAAGGTTGTTAAATATGTCACTCCAGTTGGAACAGTTGGGACAGGGAACGGCCAATGGTACGCCCATCTTCATTTTTCTATATCTGAAAGACTAACACCCGAAGAACTTATCAAATATGTTTCTGGTTGGAATAAATCCAAGGTGGAAAAGTTCTATCGTGATCCGCGCGAGATTGATTTCAATAAAATGTTCGGCACTAAAATGGACGTGGGTAATTTCGGATATGATTGGTTGCAGTGGATTGGTTATGGTTATCATCCAGGAGTAGATGTTAATGGTTTAAAAGGTGGCAATACTGATTTCGGAATGCCTTTCAAAAGTTCTTGTGATGGCACAGTTGTGTATGAAAAAAGAACTTGGCTGAAGAATGGCGGTTGGGGAAATATCATAATCGTTTCCGAACAATAATTTTTTAAATTAACCATATTTGTAAACACATCATCAATCTATCTATTACACTCCTCATTATCTCCCTCATGATTATCCTTTTTATATTTTTCACTGCTCACACCATAGCAAGCATAGATTTACAAGTTAGGCCTTATAATTATTAATTAAACGTATGGAAACACTATTAAAAAGAATCGGCATGGCCGGTTGGGTGGCGTTCGCATCTTTTATCGCAATCGCTATTCCGCAGATTTTAGAAAACTTGGACTTGTTTCAATTAAGTCCGCTGGAAAAAGCACTTTTCACTATTGCCGGAACTTCTCTAGTCGCCGTGATTACTAAGCAATTAAATACTGAAAAATAAATAGCTTAAATATATCCTATCCGTAGTATATGTCGGCGGTAAACCAAATTTGTACCCGTGAAGAAGTGAGAAAAGAACTACAAGAAAATAACATCATAAGAGACGCTAACCTTTCAAATAAACTTGAAGAGTTGAAACTTAACATCTTCGAAAAAGTGGACGGAGCTATCTCTGCAAGATTAAAACATCTTGAAACCTCACCCGAAACAAGAGAGGAATTAACCAAAATAAAAAATAACTGTTCTATGCGTGGGACAGATTTTGCCCTTATGAACAGAGAAGTAACAATGCTCAAAGAAGATATTACCGAGGTAAAGTCTACCGCTAAATCAATGGAGCGCAAAATTGATGTTTTATTAGAGAAATCCGATCGTAAATTTGCCGCTAAATGGGTAGAGAAATTCAATATAGGACTGATAATCACAGTCCTTTTATCTGTTTTAGGCACTATTTTATACAATTTAGGGTTAAGAAAATGAGAAAACTTAAAAAAACATCATTACATTTAGGAAAATACGATATAGAATGGGACAACGAAACAATCGAAGTCTATGAGATATTTTTGGTCGATGGCAAAGAGATAAAAAGGGTATTAATTTTTAAGAAATAATACTAATAGTTCTTTAAAAAGGAGACCCGATGCAAAAGTTCGCTAGAGTGTGCTGTGATTGCAAATCTCTCGTTGGCTGTATTAAAGACAAAAAACAAGCAACTTGTGATTTCTGTGAAAAATGGAATGACTGCTGGATGGATTTAGTCGAATACAAAACCATCAAAGAGTCTCATGGGTTCTGCGGTCAATGCTTAATGAAACAACTCCTACTAATAAAAGACAGGAGAGTCAAAAAACTTCAAGTAGAAATCGAAAGGAGGGAGAAATGACCTACGCACATTGTCCAACACATAACGGAATTAAGATTGATGACCAATGGGACTATGTGGACGACTTACTGGAAACGCTCAAATCACTCAACAAACCATCTTTTCAGGCTTGTTGTGATAAGTGCAGTGACCTTGAAAGAAGAACCGAAACCTTTAACGAGAGGTGGAAGAGTGGCTACTACGATTCGCAAAGAGAAAAGACGCAAGAAGTTAGGGAAGAGGGAGAAGAAACCTCCAAACAAAGCCAAACAGAACTTACATGACATGGCTTGGCAACTGGCAAAGGCAATGGATAAGATGCCACCTCGTAAGTTTGTCAATCAAACTATTATAGATGGTGACAAAAAAAGAGGCTGAATACCTTATGGTACTCTGTATGGGTATCAGTGGTGCGTAGGTTGCTTTTATGAGGCATGTTGCATGAAGTTACAGTCACCTGCTCAACACTTTTTACATCAAGACGGGAGATTATCTCCAAGGGGGTAACATGGAAAAAGGAATTAAATGTCAAGAGTGCAACAAAGAACTTTCTCCAACAGAAGCATTTTTCTGGGATAAAAAAGTACTTTGCTGGACGTGTATCAACGCTCTGATTAAAAAACAAGAGCAAGAAATTCTTGACGGCGACTGGGATTATGCAGTCCCTACTTAGGAGGAGAGATGAAGAAGCTGATACAAGCGTGCCGAGAATGTGGCGTACCAGTACAGTGTGGTGATACCGATACTATCGCTGATAAACACTCTTGCGAACATTGTTACTCCAAATGTGAACACTACAAGCAGAGTTTTAACGAACCTGTTAATTCTCTTGATATCCAAGTGTTCAACGCGGAAAAGGTCTGTATATCATGCAGACGCTAAAATTCACTGTATACTTAAGGCTTATCTTTTCGCTAAGATGAGCCTTTTTTAATCTTGTGGATAACTTACTATTGACAAAACGTCAATAGAGGAGTATACTTAGGTCACAAGGATAGGAAAGGGGAATAATTAAAAATATAGCCTACATTACTATCCTTACACAGCTCACTACTTTACTCGCATAGCGGTACGGCGGTAAGCAAAAAATATTAGGGTGAGAATATTTACTTAATTTCTTAACCCTAAAAAATGAGCAAAACAAAAGCGATCAAAATGTTAAATGAAAAAATCGACAAGCTGATCATCAACGGGAAAACAGACACAAAAGAGTACAAAAGACTATGTAATATGCACAAAAAGTTAGTATTTAATCAATAATTTTGCTTGGGTGAGGCAAGCGAAAAAATGAGTGTACAACACAAAATAACGCTAAAAAGGAAGGAAATCGCACAAAAAAAAGCTAATAGAAAAGCCACGCTACTACTGACGATCGGATTACTAGGAGGATTGGGATGGGGAGTGTCAATATATGAGTCCAAAAACGTTATCACGGCGCTACTAGGAACATCAACCACTATAATTTATGCTGCGCGAGCTGAAGAGCCACAGAGCGAAGAATTGAAGGCCAGCGATCCTCTGTGCGGGTTGAATGATGTGGAATGTGAGAGTGAGTGGACTGGGACGGCCAAAATCACGACCTATAATCCAGTCGAGGCTCAGACCGATGCAGATCCGTTCACAATGGCATCCGGCTCTAGAGTTTATGATGGTGCTATTGCATCTAATTGTTATCCGCTGGGGACAAAAATAATAGTGGAAGGACAAGGTGAGTTTGTAGTAGAGGATAGGATGAATAAACGCTACACTCAAGACTGCGGTACAGAGAATGAGAGACTAGATATATTCAAATGGGATCGAGCAGATAACTTTAGTAAAAAATTGAATTTTAAAATAAGATAGATTTTTTTACTCTCGACCTCCACCTAGGGGTTGAGAGATAAGAGTGAAATAGATAATAGTCTCTTGCACATGAAACTATCCTATCACGCCTCTGATATTCTGGTGTCATGCGAAACCGATAGGAAGATGACAACACACCATTGGCTCATGTCATAGTTGTCTAGTGTGCAAGCGGTTGTTATTTAATCAAAAAACCAATTTACCTCTAATTAGCCAAAAACAAGCACAATTTGATAAATGATGAAATTGGTAGATGTTAAATAATTAATAATAAATAAAATGGAAAAGGAAGAAATATTAAAAGAACTAGAAAAAATGCCAACTGGACTAACTAGCAGAATAAAAATTGGAGAAAATGAAAGAGGATTGAAATTTGTTAGAATAGATAATCCTAAAGCAACTATGGAAGAGTTGAAAAGATATAATATTGAGTCAGATGGATTTGAAATAGGATTTAAGAGCGCAGTTGATAAATTTGTGGAGTGGAGAAATGATTTATATTTAAGAATAAATAACCTAAAAAATTAAAAACATGAAATCATCTTGTTGCGACCAAAGAGTAATAAAATAATATAATAAAATGGAGTTAATAAAACAAGTCACATCTTTGGAACTAAGTAAAAAACTAATGGAGTTAGGCGTTCCTCAACATAGCTGTTTTTACTGGAACTGCAAAGATGAAAAAGTTGTTTATAATAAGCACCTAGGAGTAGCTCCAATTGATTTTGGTAGAGGCTATGTTTCAGCTTTCACAGTAGCAGAGTTAGGGGAGATGTTGCCAGATAGTATTACTGAAAATGGACAAACAGCATTACTTGAGACAAGAAGATGTAATGGTGGCTGGTATATTAGATATATAACGATATACAGAAACAGTGTTATTATTCCTGCTCATAGACAACTTATTGGAGACCCTAATGAAACCGAAGCCGACGCCAGAGCAAAAATGCTCATTTATTTAATTGAAAATAAACTTATATCCCTATGAAATCAAAATGCTGTAACAAGCGAGTACTAAAATCAAAAGAAGAAAACATCTGCTACTGTTGCGGTAGAGTTTGTGAGGTGGTGGAAGAAAAATGTCATTGCGAGGTATGCACCAACGGAGGAATATGTGTAGATGTTGCAGAGGATATGAAAAATGAAGAAGACATAACCAAAAAAGCACTTAAACTTGGATTGAATGATGTTTCAATGCATGTTTGGCAAGCGTGTTGTAATAAACATGGAGTAGGTGGAACTCCCAAAGCTAATGAAATGTATGACAAAATAATGAGAGTAATTATTAAGGAAGTAGAAAAATAATATGGGAGAACAACTTGTTAAATGTGATAGATGTGGTCAAATAAAGACATTGGGAAAACTTCTTAGATGGGACGAGGATATGGCTCATTGCAAGGGTTTATGTGTTGAATGTGCAAAAGATACTTATGATGCTAAGCATGAGTGGCCAGAATCCTTGAATAAAACACTAGATGATATTAACGAAAGAAGAAAAAATTTGGAAGAACAAAAAGAAACCACCACCGAACCGCTAAAAAAATATTTAAATAAACAAGGCTTTCCGTCTTTAGCTAAAATATTAGATGACACCACCGAACCGCAGGAGGACTTCAAAAAAAAACTAATTGAAAATGGAGAAGTAGACACAAGAGAACCGCAGGAGGGATGGGAGGAAGAATAGGGTGTATTTCTAACGATGAGGAAGTGATTGAAGTTTGGAACGGAAACACAGTAACTTATTTCATAGAACCATAATGGAAAAAATAACAATCATAAGAACAGGAGAAGGATGGAAAGCTTTTACAGATGATGATGATACTGTTTCTGGAGTAGGCAATAGCCCAATTGAAGCAATCGAAGCTTTGGCAACTGCTATTAAATATTTAAGTTAGCATAAAACCATGGAGAAAAGAATAATAGAAGAATATCGCATTTTTTACTTATCATTAGCGGATATGCATGGTGGAGTTGATAAAGCAAGACCAGTTGTAGCTTCATATACTCTTGAAGAATTACTTGATTTTTACAAAAAAGAAAGAGAACCATGGTTAGACACGAATGATTCTATTGATAGCTATGGGAATAAACATTCCTGGAATAAGACATTTAAAAAGGGCAGTATGTTGGAATGGTACAATGATGTGGTAAGTCTCGAACCTACGGAATTTCCGTCACCCTTTGGTGGAGTAGGGACTGTTTGGGTTGAAACAGCTAATTTAAATATACCAATAATCTAACCATTCCCTACCCAATGTATTAAAACATAATTTAAACCAATGACCAAAAAAGAAAAAAATCAGTTTCTCAAACTGGTTAGAGAATCCATTAAATTGGACAAAATCAAACTTAATCAAAGCGCATACACGGCCAAAGAAGTCAAAGAAATGTTCAGGGAATTAAAAATGGATATAGAGGAGACCGCAGCCTATAACGTCAGAAATTTATAATAAAAAACAAAATGGCACAAACATGGGAAATACAAAGCATGGATAAAGTCGGTGATCAGTATCGCAAATGTTCAGAGTGTAAGATGGAATATGAGATTATGGATGGCGAGGTGATCTACGATGAGGAAGTGATTGAAGTTTGGAACGGAAACACAGTAACTTATTTCATAGAACCATAATGGAAAAAATAACAATCATAAGAACAGGAGAAGGATGGAAAGCTTTTACAGATGATGA